TGCACAGGGCATTGTGGCCAAGGTCAATGAATTGCTGGGCACTGACATTGAATTGTTAATATTGCCAGTGGGTGAGAATACTCGTCATCCACAGCAGGTAAACAAGCCCGCTAATATTGCCATGCGTAAAGGAATGTTTGACGGAGTAGTCAGTGCAGATACTAGCAATCCAGATGTGACATTCCCTGGAGGAGAGCCGCAACGCATTGGCCTAGACAAACAATTTGCATACAGCAATTGGCAGCATCCATTTCTTCACATGGATAAAAGTCACACTGTACAATTAGTGCATGACTTAGGCCTGGATTGGATACCTACAATGTCTCATACTTGCACAGACTCAGCTGATATTCGCTGTAATAAGTGTTGGCAATGTAAAGAACGTGCCTGGGCATTTGACAAAATTGGGCTAATAGATTACGGTAAATATTAATTAGAGAGAGAAATTAATTTTGATTAATGATTACATCATCGAATTACCTAGATTAAAGTGGGATAAAGAATTCTTTATCAATGATTTAATCAAAACCCAAACGTCAAGACATTGGCAGTTGGACAACGGACTGTATGCCTACAGTAGCGGAGAATTTATAATAGGGCAACCTACACTCAGTGAAGAATTAGAGAAATTAGTTAATTCGCAACTGCATCATTTGAAATTAAATTTCAAGGACAGACAGTGGCTTTATATGGTGACAAGAGCCAATAGTATATTAAAGCCACACTTTGATACTGATCGGCCGGCATCTCTGAATATTCCTTTACTGGGTAATATGGTAGATACTCCGATTCGATATCATACAGGCGCTAGTCTACTAAGTAAAGACACATTGTTTACTCATGTATACACATGTCCTACAATAGTAAACACCGAAATATGGCATAGTGCAGTCAATAGAACAACCGAGGATCGGCATATTCTCAGTGTGTCTCTATACAATACCTGGAATGAGTTAATAGAAATATTTTCCAACCCGGATAATTGTGAATTTAATCTTACATAGCAACGTAGCTCAGATGGTAGAGCATCGGTCTCATACGCCGCTGGTCACTGGTTCAACTCCAGTCGTTGCTACCATGCCAATGTAGCTCAGATGGTAGAGCACCGGGTTGAAAATCCGGGTGTCACTGGTTCGATCCCAGTCGTTGGTACCAATAAATAACTATATGATTAATGACTTTGTAATAGAATTGCCCGGCTTACAGTGGGATAAAGATTTTCTATTAGACGATTTGTCTCGATGCTGGGAACGAAGGCCTACTGCAACCAGTGACGGTCAGTATATGACCGTTAAACTTAAATTAGGAAAGTTTTCTAACATTGAAGAAGAACTGGCAAGAATTACTAAGCAGTTGCCTGGATTAAATTTTAATGTAAAAGAATATCATTATCTGTGTACTGGGATAAATGGTGTCCTAATGCCGCATACAGACCCAGATCGTCCAGCGGCATTAAACATTCCCCTAATAGGGGATATAGAAAATACCCCAATTCGCTTTCACTCTAGCGTCAGTTTAAAAAAGGAAAGCGTGATTTTTGAACATGTGTACACATGTGCCACGCTGGTAAACACTACAAAATGTCATAGCGTAGTTAATCGGTCAACAGTGGATCGATATATCCTAAGTGTTTCTATATACAACACTTGGCAGGAGTTGGTTGAAATTTTATCTAATTCAACGTTGGCTCAACAACAATAAAATATCGGTTGACAATTATTTGTCAACCTGTTATAATAACACCATAAACTAACCTTGGAGAATGCTGTGCGTAAACTAGCGACCATTAGAAAGATTGATGAACTGCGTCCTATTCCGGAGGCAGATGCCATCGAATGTGCAGTCATCGGTGGATGGACTGCTGTAGTTAAAAAGGGTGAATTCAAAGAGGGCGATCTTGCAGTTTACTGTGAAATCGATTCTTGGATTCCCCACGCTCTGGCTCCTTTCTTGAGCAAGGGCAAGGGGCCTCGAGTCTACGAAAGCATTGCAGGTGAACGACTGCGTACAATGAAACTCCGTGGACAATTGAGTCAGGGGCTATTGTTAAATTTGGATGCAGTTATTCCGCAAACCAATTCCTTCGTTGAAGGTGACGATGTATCTGAATTGTTAGGCATTGTCAAGTACGAAGCACCTGTGCCAGCTCAGCTGGCAGGGGAAGTCAAAGGCATGTTCCCTGGTTGGATTCAAAAGACTGACCAAGAACGTGTTCAAAACTTAAAACAAGAACTTGAGCACTGGAAGTCAGAACGGCATCTGTGGGAGATTACAGAAAAGCTAGACGGTAGCTCAATGACTGTGTACCTACGTGATGGTGAATTTGGTGTATGCAGTCGTAACCTTGAACTGAAACCAAACCCCGACAACTCGTTGTGGAAGGTTGCTGTTCGCAATGACTTGGAAGGCAAGCTACGTGCCCTAGGCCGTAATGTTGCACTACAGGGTGAACTAATTGGTGAAGGTATTCAAGGCAACCCTTACAAAATTCGAAGACAAGAGTTTTACTTGTTCGATGTCTATGACATAGATCGTGCATGTTACTTCACTCCCGATGAACGCAAGACTTTGGCCCTGGAACACAACATCAATCATGTGCCAGTGTTTGGCACCTACGAAACCAACGAATCAACTACCATCGAGTCGTTGTTGCAGTATGCAGAAGGCAATTCTGTCATGGGCGATATTGTTGGACCAACACGAGAAGGTCTTGTGTTTAAGAGCCAAACCATGCAGTGTTCATTCAAAGCAATTAGTAATAAATTCTTATTAAAAGGAGGCAACTAAATGCCATGGATTGAAAATGTAGCGGCCTCTGATATTCCCACAGGATTCCATCATGCGGCCGGAGAGAATAGTATGTTGATCAGCATCGTGGATCCAGCAGGTTGGCGTCCTGAAGCTCGACATCAATTTAAAGAGCGTCACAATTTTGAATTCTTGGACATCGAAGAAAAGGATTTTGCTCTAGATGAAGCCATGCGTTGTAGTCATGAGCAGGCCGCAGAGCTTGTTCGACTATTGCAACATGCATTGGCCAATAGAATGAATGTGGTTGTTCATTGCTTTGCTGGTATTTGCCGCAGTGGTGCAGTTTGTGAAGTTGGAGTCATGCTAGGCTTTGATGATTGCGAGCGATTCAGAGCACCTAACTTGTTGGTCAAGCATCGCATGATGAAGGCCCTGGGCTGGACCTACGACAGTGACGAAAAGCCTGTGCCGTTGGCAGGCGACGAATATATGCGTCAAGGAGATATTTAATTGGTTGACATTGGCCACCAATTCAGCTATAATACAAACAATAAGAAAGGAAGCAATTATGCCTAGTGTATTTTTAGTCAGCGACACGCACTTTGGACACACTGGTGTTTGCCGCTTCACACGAGCCGATGGTGTTACAAAGTTACGGCCGTGGGACAGTCCAGAAGAAATGGATGAGGCCATGGTCGAGGCTTGGAACGAACGTGTCAAGCCCACTGACAAGGTCTACCATTTGGGCGATGTTGTCATCAACCGTCGAGCATTGAGCATCATGCACAGGCTCAACGGTGACAAAGTTCTAATTCGTGGTAACCACGATATATTTAAGGACACGGATTATCGTGAACACTTTAGAGAACTTAGAGCTTATCACGTGATGAATGGTATGATCCTTAGTCATATTCCCTTGCACAGTGATTCAATGGGTCGCTTTGGTGTTAACATTCACGGACATACTCACGCAAATCGTGTGAAGAAAGCTGTGGGATTTGATAAACGCTCAGGCGAAATATTGTACAGCGATGAAAACGATGTACGTTATCATTGTGTTTGTGTGGAACAAACGCCCGACTTTGCGCCTATCTTGTTTGAAGATGTCATCAAGAACATCGAAGCAGAAGGTGGTGTTGTTGGATTTAGGAACGGCAACGGTCCTACCATGTAAACAGTCTTGGACACGCAGACTCTAAAGCGATGTGGGATCAGGTGGAAGCCCTGTGTCTATTTTATGTATCCCTGGTGTTAACGGCAGCATTACGGTCTCCAAAACCGCAGGACAAGGTTCGAATCCTTGGGGGTATGCCAACTATTGGATCTTTAGCTCAGTCGGTAGAGCAGTAGACTTTTAATCTATTGGTCCCGGGTTCGAATCCCGGAGGATCCACCAAGTTTTGTAAGTGTCA